GCATACAAATCTGCTTTTGCTCTAATGATTTCTTTATTAGACTTACCAGCGTTTCTTAATACATCTTCGTAGTCAGAAAGAACTTCATCAATATTTCTGCCGCCAAACTTATTAGCAAACGAAATCTGACGACCCATACGATCTATATATGTGTAAAGGCTATCCATAGTCGGGAGAATGTAATCAACAACCTTGGCAACATCGATGTTAGTCTTGCGTTGCCTTAAATGCTTTGCTCTTCCGGGAACATCAGCACTGCGCAAAATGCTTTCCATATCTTCGGCGTCTTCTTGCATGATGCGAGATAAGGTGCGTTCAGCATCCGCAAATGCACCAGCTGGGTCTTCACCATTTGCGAGACGCTGCATCTTATAGTCTTCAGCAAATATGTTAGTAAGTGCAGCCCTAGCCTCTGGCTGCATCAACTTATCTTTGTCATAGAATATTGGGAATACAAAGTTAGACCGTAAAGGTGAATCTATCTGCCCTTCATACATCTCAATAGCAGCACGAAGTTCAGCCTGTCTGCCATCTAAGTAGTCACGAAACTCTGCTTGCTTTTCAGTTGCACCGCCGCCACGTTTGATGCTGTCTTCTAAATCTGCAAGTTTTTTGGTTGTCTCATCTAACTTGTCTTGATTTAGCTTTATAGTTTTTCTTAGCTTGTCATTGTTTTTTGACAGTCCGGAAAAATTAATCTCATCAGAAAATCCTTTAAACAAATCAGCAAGTATAACACCAGCTTCTTTTTGCTGGTCTGTTATACCTTCCTTACCTAAACGCTGAAGTCGTGGATCATTTGAATTAGACAAAATATGTCTACGCAAAGTGTCATTAGCCCAATCATTAAAACCACTTGTTGGATCATATATACCGCCAACGCGAGCAGCCTTTGCAATTCCTCGAACCTGTTGCGAGTGTAAGTTTCTTAATGATTCATCAACACCATGAAACATACCAATATATGTGGCTGCATCTTGAGCAACAGATTGGCGACCCAAACCTTTTTTAGCACCACTCAATGGTAAGGATGCGTTATACGCAAGATCAACAATGTAAGACTTTGCTTCATCTGGAAAATCTTTTTGACCAAGTCTCTGGTGATTAGGATTATTAATCCAACTCATTTGGTCTATGTCAAAATCACCAACACCTTCTGGTGCAGCTTTATATCCATCATCAAGATTTACAGCATCATCACCATAAATATGCTTAACCTTTTCACCACGGTAAATTCGACCTAGCTTTGCAGCACCGCTTTGAAAGAATGGCTTGGCATAAGGTGCTGCCCTCATCAAGCCACCAAAGCCAGCTGACAATGCCGTTGACATAACGATATTGCTAGCTGCCTCATATGGCTCGTCTGCTACAGCAAAGGGTGCGCGTCTAGCTTCAGACGCTAAACCAAAGGCCAGACCCGCGCCAGCACCCCTTAACACCGCCTGACCGAAGGTCTGACCAACTTTAATAAACTGCAATCCGGGTATCAACGATGCTAGTGGGTCAGTAATGCCACCAGCCAGCTGCGCTGTGATACCAGCCTCAGCTGCTACACGCCTACGCTCGATTGCAGTAAATGCACGTTCTTGAAGAAACTCATAATGTTCAGCGTTTTTTGCTTTGACCAAATCATCATAGTAAGGCAGAAGCTCATCGGGTATCTGGGCAACAACATCAAAGTCAGGGTCAATCTCTTGATCAGCAAAACGAAACTTTTCTTCAACATGCTCTATCAATGGCATGTTGTTATAAGCTACGTTTGCTTTGTATCCTTCCCACCAGCCAACGGGAGTGTCTTCGCTAATGGCTGCTGGCAAAGATATGAAAAGGTCTCTACGCCCAACATCTTCATACAACATTGTTAATTATCCATTCGAAGTTTGAGATCAATGGCTTTTGTTGGCCCATTTCCCAAGAACTCATCAATCATATTCTTTCTTTGCACAATAGCTTCACGCCTTGCTCTTGCGGCTGCTCTGTATTCAGCCTTTGTCTTGTTAGCTCTTCCATGATTCTGAGAAACAACATACTGATAGCCAATTTGCAAAGGTTTGCCATTATGCGTAATCATGCGCTTGTCACTATCAACTACAAAGTAAATAGGCAGCGCAGTGCTTTCACGGCGATCAGGAATAAGAAACACATCCTTACCTAGTTTTAAATTAGGGTCTACAAGTGCCAACTTATTTTCCACTGAGGTCATAAAGTCAGCCATGGTCAGATCATCTGGATACGCTCTTTCTGGTGCGTATCTAGTTCTGCCAAGGCTGCTATGGATTAACGGGCTTTCTTTAAACACCTTGTCAGCCGCTGTTTCTAATATTCTGTCAACTCTTTCTTTTGGCATTATAAGCAAAAGAGATTCAGCAACACTGCTGTAAAACTTTCTTTCATCATCACTTTTACCTCTGCCAACACCTTCACCAACATAATCATTTATTAAAGAAAATCTTGTGCCACCATCTTTATCTAAACGATCACGCAATACAGAAACTACTTTATCATTACCAAATTCTTTAGCTGCTCTAATTTCGTTAAAAATTTCTGGCATGGCATCAGTACCAAGCAAATCCCTAATAGCAACAACAGATTCCATCATGGCTACAGTTTTGCGATTGATGCCGCGACTAGATGTTTCAGTAAAACCTAGTGGGCTTTGAAACTGTGTTACCTGTTGATACAAATCAGCTACCAAATTTATTTGACCAGCTGGCAAAGACTCAATGCTTTCAAACAACTCTGTAACCTGAGTTGGCAAATTGCCTCTGTTCCTAATAAGAACATCCATTACAGGAGCATTTACATCATCCCATGCAGCGCGAACAGATGGATCTTCTGGTGGGCTAAACAAACTAGGAAGCCTGTTTAATAAATCTGTAGATGATTTAATGCCAGCAGCATCAAACAGAGTTCCAGATTCACCAGAAGATATATTGCGGGTCTGTTGTAACTTACTACCAATTCCAATAATGTTTTCAGTTTGGCGCGTTTGACCAATAAGCTCTGATATAGTTCCCTGCAATTTAGATACTTTGTCTGACAACTCCTCTGTAACACCATCAGCAAGAGTAATGGTTTTGTAAACTTTACCATCAGGTGTTCTTAAAGATAACTTTTGCCCAAACCATTTCTCATCAAATCCAACTTTCTTTAACAAAGATTGCATTTGTGAAGGAACAGAGTTTATGTTGCCCTCTCTTAGAGCAACAACCATCCAATTCAAAGCAATAGACCTTGTTTCATCTTCAACTAATTCGGACAAAGCAGAAGACATTTTGTCTAACTGCCCACCTATGACTGCAACCTTAACTTTGTTTGTAATTGTATTTTCATAATCATCAGGCATCTTTTTGCTATATTGAGCTTTCATGCCTTCTAAAGATTCAAGCAATGCTGTTGCTGTAGCTCGACCAGTATAATCAGCCCCATTTGAAAACATAGCTTCAATGTCTGAAAGTCTTTGTCCGTGAATAGCTCTTTCGTTTTGATAACCTTTTTCATCCTGTTCATCTACAAACTCTGCCTGCAAAGACATTGCATATTGCTTAGATGTAATAGCACCAGCCGATTGAACTAGACCAGCAAACTTGCCTGATCCAGCTACGGCTTTGTCTATGTAATTTCCAAACTCTTTTTGAAACCCTTCTGGATCAGCTTTATGACGAGATGCCACTTCCATGGCTGTTGCTTTAAGATCAAGCTCTAAAGCATCAGAATATCTTTTATAAGCAATCTTATCGTAATACTGTTGCGCAACGCGAGACATTCCATCAGGAGCGTCTGGAAACACAAGCATGTTTGTATTTGGGTCTCTTGCGCTTATAGCTGCAAGGCGAGCCTCTTCTTCGCCTTTCTCAGCTTCCTTTTCATATCCATATTTGTAAGCAGCTTCAAAGATACGCTTGCCAGAATCAGCAATGGCTTGACCCATAGCAACTCCACCACGACCCATATCAACAATACCGATAGGGCCAATAGTAGTTTGAGAGCCTTTTAATACTTCAATCTTTGCCATGTTATTACTTGCCTATTTTATGTTTGCAGCTTCATAACCATTGCCAATAACAGAACTCATCTGTTGCATCAAAGCCTGATCAGCTGCCCACTGTCCTTCTAGCTGTGCAAATCTAGCTTGCGTCTCAAGCCTTCCGCGAGTAAACAAACTTTGCAGTTGTATTGCTGAAAGCTCTTGCTCTGTCTTTTCTCTGCCAGCTTTTTGAATAGCTTTCAATGAACGGTCATCACCGCGTCTGTTAAATCCAGCAATAGCAGATGAATTTTTTAAGAATGATGTGTATGCCTTTGACCTCGCAGTAGCCTGACGCTCTGCTTGCAAAGCAACCATTTCTTTATTTTCTCTAGCTTGCCTAGCTCTTTCTTCTTGCCGCACACGCTCTGCATCAGCTGCTTGCTGATAACCAGTAACTTCCATAGCTGTGCCAGCAGCTAACAATGCATATAACCAAGGATCAGCCATTAGAACGCCACCTCTACCACCATGCCATTTAACTGCATATCAAGTGGTGCTATCTGTGAGATTGTAACAGTTGGGTCTTTGCTATAACCCAACACCCTAAATTCTTTCTTACCTGTAAACGGTTCTCTAGGCTGCGATGGATCAAACGTCACATTGCGAATGATCATGTTCGTGCCATTGACAGATATACTCAAAGTATCTTTTAGGTCTAATATGACATTGCTAATCTTACGAGGTCTGCCAGTCAAAGGCCCTCCGGGAACCTGACCATCGATAGGCATTGTCTGTAACTCAGGCACAAACTTGTAACCCATCTCAGCAGATGTTGATAGTTTCACAGCACTAACATCTATCTCGCCACCGGCTACAGTAAACGTGCCAAGGTATTCTGTATCGTCAACAACGTCTACAACAGCACCGTTAGAAAAATGTGCAGACACATCGAAAACACCAGCAGTGCCAGTAAAATCATCGCTAAAGTCCATGTTCAAATCTTTATCAAGCTGCTCTAAGAATAGCTTATTTGTGCCTGATCCGTCATCCCTAACAGACACAGTAAACAGTTGCTCATCAACAGCGCATACAGAATGGAACCGGCCTTCGGTTGTCCAACGCATCCACCCTGCACGTTTCTCAGCACGGATACTGTAGAACACAGCAATCTCACCATTATCCATAAGGAAGAATGCATAAGCACCCGGTCTATCAAGCGCACCCTTTACAGCAGTCAGCTGCAATGGATTTGATATAAGGTGTGATGAAAGTATCGACACCATGTTTGTGGTATACGCACCTTCAGTATCATTAAAGATATACTCTCTTACAGCTGTACCTGTTGCTTGTACAAACAACGTGCCACCATCAAGAGATAAAGGCTTTACAAACCCAGAACCAAAAGGTGTCTGCTCAGATATTTTTGCAATAGACGCAGTAATGGGTTGGTCTTGGAACGCTGGAAGATAAAACTCGCCTTGGTTACAAAAGACTTGCAAGTCTCTGTTAGATACAAGATGCCTAATAAAGTTAGTAACGCCTACAGATACCTCAAGATCGATAGCGTCAAAGTCTTCACCCTCACCAACATCGAAGTTAAAAAACTCGCCAGCAGCTGACGCCCATATACCGTTAGGCTGTGATGGTGTGCCGCCAAACCACAATCTGTTTTCATGAAATGTTATAGCGGCTGGATAACCACGAAAAGAACTGTATGATTGCTCATACCAGTCTGTCGTTGCAGCTGTGCTGCTAATAATTGGATTGCCACCACCAGTGGCTGTAGAAGAAGCGGAACCGCCAGCTTGATAGTCAAACTCATTAGCATTTAATATTCTGGTAATGGTTCTTGTGCCATTTATACTTCCATTGTTAATGCCGCCTAAAGCACCGGCCTCGCTAATAACAATGCTATCTCCAACGGACAGACCATGATCAGGCATAACAACGTGAACTTTATCAGAACCTTCAGTTGTGTTTAAAGAATCAAAGTCAAGCTGTCTCTCAATAGTGCCTTGGACATCAGCAGTTGCGGTTGTGGAATTAGTAACTGCCGTAATATCAACTTGAGTATCGTGAATTAAGAGGCTTGATCCAACCATACCAGCATTAAAATAAGCAGAGCTTGTTGTGAGTGTTATGCCACTTCCTGTTGTGGCTGATGGTGTAATAGTTACACCACTGCCTTGAAAGTTGTAATAAGGCTGAAGAATACGATTACCATCAGCTGATATATCAAACCCAAATATACGAACTTCAAATGAGGTAAGACCTGTTCTTACAAGTTCCAATGGCATAAAGTCATTATGCGCAATGAACATAAAGTCACCCTGCTGCGCATATGTAAACTCAGTAAGATTTGTGTTGTCTATTGGCAAAGCATTGCTATCAACATCCTGTGTTAAGGTAGCTACTTTGGAATTGTATGTGCCATCTGTATTGATGCGGAATATATCTATCTGCCCAGCACTAAATGCAACAACATACTTTTCATCGCTTGAGAACACAAACGGCTCAAGACGTATTTGCTGACTAAGACTGTCATCGTATGTGTGGGTAAAGTTAAAAAGACGCTTGCTGCCGGGGCGATTAATAATACCACCCTCTGCTCGAATAAATACATTCTTAACAGATTGACCAGCTTGATTGTAAACAGCTGAATCAATGCGGCTAGTTAGTGAACTGTTTATTTCACCAAAAACAAAGTTGTTAAGCGGTACTCTAATCCTCGCCATTAACTTCGCCTTTCAGTAATAAACCTCGATGTAACAAGTTTGCGTGTTGTTTGTTGTTGACTATCTAATGTCTTTGCTTGCTGAAGCAGTTCCGCACCCTTACGCTCAAGCAATGCTGACAGCTGCTCATCTCTCGCTATTGACAAAGCAAATGATGCGCCAAGTGCAAACTCAACCGCAAGTGTAAAGTATGACGGAAAGTCGGTTTCCAAAGCTCTGAAAGTGTAATCAGCAATCAAAGTGTCATTCTGTGATGAGTTGCTGAATACTTTGTCAGCATAAATATTGTATTCAATAATTGCATCATTGACCGTTACGGCATGAAGCATAAGTAAATCTGAAGGCAGCTGATGCGCAGTGTCATATCTGCCAGTAGGTGCATTGGCAAGCAGGTTTAATTCTGCTTGCTTTGTGCAAAACCGCCAGCGGCTAGAACACATTATGGTACGAATTACAT